CGCTGAACTGACTGATCGATAAATAAGTTTTGGGGAGGCTGAAAGAGTGGTCTTGCGGGATCGGAAGATAAACATCTTATCAAACCCCTGTGCCATGCCTACTGGGTTATCTACAGTCTCTCCACCTCCCTCGTATCGGCATTTAAAAAGTGCTGAGTCTTTTAAACGAATGATTACGCATAGGTTATTGGTGGCCGAGAATATATAGTCATCATTATTGGATGACGCATCGCTATATACTGCCGATCCATACACCGCATTTACCCCATCATCATTGATGATAAAGTTTAGTTTGGTCGCTATAGAGTTGCCTATACTTGCAACAGAAGTTGCTCCCACACTATTTCCAGCAATAGTAAATGCTTCTTGTTCTCCTGAAGATCCATCCGAGTAAGTGATCGTTTTGGTGGTGAAGTTGACCGAGACTAAGACAAATGTGCCATTGGGATCGGTGGCATTTGTGTAGCCTAACCCCTCGATGGTTATGTTTTCACCAGGTATAAAAGACAGGCTTGGGGTGTCGTTTAACACAAGGGAGACATTTCCGCTATTATCGCGCTGTCCGGCAGTTATTAAATAAGGTAAACGCACAGCATCGGCTCCCGATGTGATTGATCCGAATAGAGTTGATAATCCTTTGCGAGGTTGCCATGTACCATCATCATTCATCCGGCCATTCTTGGACAGGGCGACCTCACCAGGCTTTAGCTGGTTCGGACGCAGACGCGCATTCATCCGCAGAAAGAAGGTGTCCCCTTCCGAAATGAATGGATCGTCTAGTTGTCCATATGATCGGTATCGGCTCATTTCTTGCGGATCTCTTGGTAGAGCTTGATCGACATATATACGAGAGTCACCGCACCTACTGCAATGCCCAGGAAGGAGTCGATTGTGGATAAGCCAAAAGTGGCGGCTGTGCCACTCATTCCAGCTACTGAGACGCGGTCAATCATATTCATTTATCGTCTGTGAGGCGATGGCCCAAAATAAAATCCGAGGATTCCCATAAGGGCGGTGTGACCCATATAGGCGAGGTGGCCACTCGATAGCGTGATGGGGTCTTGGCTGGCTGGGTAGCTGATAAGGCCGAAGAGCCATTCCGTTCTGCCTTCTCCATGTGCGTTGGTGATGGAGAGGAACTCTGCCGATGGGAAGAGGGTGCAGAACAGGACGCACAGACACAGAGTGCCAATCCCCATAAAAGCAATAATTCTACGAGAAAAATCCCGGAACTCATTATTACCTCCTTTAGCCAATTCAGCTTGGAGCTTAAGAAAATTTTCGTTTGCACGGCTTTCTCGTGCAAGTTCAAGCTCGTGCTTTTGGCGGCGACTCTCAAATAGCATTCCGAACCCACCTTTGAGCATCGCTCCCATAGCTGTAGAGCCGCCCCCCGTAAGTAACATAAGAAGTATCTCGCCCATTTCACCAATCTAGTCTGAACCTCAAGCGGTCCACTTCTTTCTCCAAGTATTTTAATCGCTCAAACTGCTGATAGTCCGAGGTGATTGGAGCGTCTTGCATCTCCACTAAATGATCGAGATCATCCTTTGCCTGTTCCGCAAACTTCTCTAGGTGCATCATGCGAGCAGATAAGTCGCCCAGGAGGGTGGACTCGTGCGATACCCGACTAACCTGGAGTTCCATTGCCGCCATACGGTTAGTAAGCTCAGACCAGCACCACACCGCAGTAGCCACGCCAACAATAATCTTGATAGCGAACTGTACATTTACACGGGCAGATGAGGATTCCGATAAGCCCTCTGACTGCTTGTTAGGAGCCATCAGATAATCTCGCTTGACCACTCAGGCCCACTCAAGATGCTTAGTATCTCTTCTTGATTGTACTCCGTCTTACCGAGTAGAAAGAATGGTTGTGTGCCTTCGTACTTAACGAATGTCTTAGTACCGTCTAGTGAATATCTAAGAGTATCAGATGATGTTTCAAGTACTTGATCGAAGTCCACAGAGCTAACTTCTGATGCGTCAATTATTGCGTGTGTTCTCATAGTTTACGCTACTGTTGTTGAGAATGCAGCCCCATTAGTGAGAGTACCGTTATTACCCCCACTGCCTTGGTCTGTTACAGTTGTTCCTGATCCGCTGTCATTATCTCCCATTCTCCACCAACCGACAGGTGAGTAAATAGTAAGATCATCGGGTGTACCGCTGTTATAAATGCTAGATACATCAGTTGAAGATAAAGTAGTACTAAAAACAGCCACTTCGTCTAATATACCTTGGTATGGAGTTAAGGTACTAAAAGGACCGGGACTATACAAACCACCTATTCTTACATTGTTGCCGTTAGTGCCTGAAAGATTTGAAACTGTGGCTGTACCGAGCGAATTGGTGTTGAGAAATACTTCTTTGTTTGTTCCGTTTATCACGCCTACAACATGATACCAAGTATTCGAAGAAAATGTACCACTTGGTAAAGTAAAATCGCTATTACTACCCAGACTTCCAAATCTAATTGTATTAGTATTTCTTACCTGCAACCAAATTCTATCTGAGGAAGAACTACCTGCTCCAAATATAGATTCATTGCTAGGCGTACCTGTTAAATAAAACCAAGCACTGATCGAGAAAGATGTCCCAGTAAGACCGCTTACATCTCCTACCTCAACATAGTCGTCATCACCTGCAAGAGTCACACTGTAGTTATTATTAAAACCGGGAGTTAAAACTAAGTCGGCATTCCACTCGTTCCATCCAGTACCGTCCCACACAAGAACCTTATTACTGTCTGTTTCAAAGTAGGACTTACCTACATCACCCGCTCCCAAAGTCGGACGAGTTGTTGAAGTTGTTGAAGTTAATGTACTCATATTGTTAATTAATCCTGATTGTAAACTACCCATTTTGCTCCATCATAAACATACAACTTATCGGTGTCTTTTGCGTGGACGATGGTGTAGTTGGGTGCGTCCGTTTGATTGATAAACTCCGCTTCCGTGTCGAATACTTGGATGGTTGGGAAGGTTAAGTCGGGATCGAATACAGACAATGGACTAGCTACTACGCCTAACCCGAATGTAGGAAGTACGAACATCTGTTACGCAGTGGTGTCGCCAGCTAAGATGTAGGTGTCGGTAGCGTAAGCAACAATGCTCGCTACTCCGTATTGACCGTTGATCTTAGTGTGGGACTGTCTGTTGTTAACTGTTGCTGTACCTGCGAACGATACTTGACCCGCTCCCTTTTGTATGAAGCTACAATTAAAGGAGGCTGGTAACCCGGTATTTACATTGAGAGTCATAGCTGTAGTTCCATTATCTAAGGCTAATACTTTACCGTTATCTGCGGCTACTAGTGTATAAGCATTTGCTGTGATCGTTGGAGTCTCTACTTTTGCCGCAAATCCAAATATCGGATTATCATCAAAGTCAAAGTCTCCAAGTTCCCCAGCAGTTACTCCTGTGATGTATCCGCTGTCATTGGTGAGTGTGGAAACATTGTCTGCTGGTTGAGTAGCACTATCTGCTAATGTGCCTTGTGCCGCAGTTGCGTAGTCGGCTGAATCAAATGCTTTTACTTGGGCAAGGTTGGTAACCTCAGAGTCCATCAATGCACCAGCGGCTTCTACATTGGTCGCATCTGTCACATCTGCTGATGCTTCGATTCCATCCAACTTTGTCTTGTCGCCGTCTACGAATGCTCCTTCCGTGGGTGGTTGCTGGGCAGAGTCTGCCAATGCCCCCTGTGCAGATGTTGCGTAGTCAGTCGATGCGGTAGTGGCGGCTGTGCCTAGACCCAGGGTCGTCCGTGCGGTTGCGGCATCTGCATCATCTACAAGAGTCGCACCAAATGCCGAGATACCGTGTACTGCTGATGTAAGTGCTTCGTGATTACCTAAAGAGACTTGCGTGGCTAATGCACTCAAGTCTTGGTCACCGCTATTCGTACCACTCAGGTTACTAAGGTTCGTAATGTCGGATGCGGTGACAAACTTGTGCGAGGTTGAAGTATCGTCAATGTCATCGGCATCTAATACTACTGCACCTGTTGCTGTGTTTACGCTTTGTACGGGAGCTTGGCCCATTAAATTGTTTACGGTTACTCCTTTGGTAGTACCCTGTGCAGATCCTGTAAGGTCATCCACATCGGTGATCGGCAAAATGTCCCCGTCTGCTGGAGTAGTTAATGGGTCAAGTGTTGAAATGCGTTTATTCGCCATAATTTATTTCCTCTTAATCGAATGCTAAAAATTGCCCCGCTTCCACGAGCAGAAAGTCCTCCGCCTCTGTTTGGATTACGCCATCAGGTGCGGGTGGTCCGCCGATGGGTGGACCGATAATGCTATCAGCATCTACCTCCCCAATGGAAAGTCTGAGTCCAAGTTCGGGCATTAGACGCTACCTTTATACAGAATGGCGGCTCCGCTGGTTAATGTGATACTGGTGAAGGGAACATAGATTACCTGGCCTGCACCAAAGGATGTGCCATCAGCAATTAAGTCTGCCGAGTTATCCATGATACCGGTTAATGCACCAATGACTGATGGTTCGGTGAATTGGACAGCGACAAAACTGCCATTCGTTGCGGAGGTTCCGTTTACATAGACGCATCCATTTGCGCCCATTGAATTTAAGACATTTATACTGGCTAGACCCATTTTTATAAGTGGTTAAGTGGTTGATAAAATTGATACTCCGAAGCTGTAGCTCGGATATGAATTGATTGTGATTTTGTTTTGTGATTGCAGGCGTTCTGCCCGATCTATTTCTAAAAATAAATATTCCTCCGCTCGGTTTTCTTCCCTCGATGCGGGTTCAGTTTGGCCATCTCCACGAAGAAAGTCTGACAAGCATCCGGCAGTTATATAATTGCTTAAAAACTCAGGGATGTTCTGCTCGTCAGGGCTATCAGGCCCATAGGTTGGGCGAACTGCTGTGCCTACGATAAAAACCGAATCTATTGAGCTATCCGCTGGCAAAATTAAATACCCATCTAGTAATTTGAAATCTAAGAGTATGGCATTGCGATCCGTGTACGGATTCTTGGTCCATACCTGGTGGATTTCCATCACATCTAAATCGTTGTCGATTCGTACCGCCTTATCTGCCGCAGGGTTGGATGTGGCCGCCACGCTTTTTTCCACAATCTTTTGAAGCTCGGGCCATTTGCATCGATGCCAAGCAGTTTGCGCCCTAGCGTTTACAGACTCCTTAAAGAAAAACTCGTCTACGCTTGTTAAGGTCGGCAAACCAGCCGCCATTTGAAAGCGCTTTTTTAACGAGTCAAATGTTGTGGTTCTTGCCATTATTGAACATTAGCGACACTTGGGCTAATAGGTTGCCCACCTGCTTGTATATTGTGCCTTCTGAATTGTGAGGGTGTGCGATATTGCAAAATGTCGTTTCTGTATTGGCGACTTTGCTCTCGTACTAAATCAATCTCCAGGGCGAGCATAGCTTCTGCGTTCTGCTCTTCTGCAAAAGCCTTCTCGGTCTGTCCATCCCCCCGCAAAAATCCTGCATATGCGGAATGCGCTAGGTAATCGAAAAAGAAGTTTGGAACATTTTGCTCGTCCCCAGCTTCATCACCATAATAGCCAGTAGTTGCTGATCCTGAGTTTATTTCGCCCCGCAAATCTTTGCGGTATGTAATGTAAACATTTACACCGTCTAATGCGGTAGGTTCAATGATTTTAACAGATGGGTAACCACCTGAGTCCATCTCGGTAAGAAATGTATATTCATCAGGGTAGCGAGTTGTGGTCGGATCTTCTTTATGAATACGAAAAACTACATTGGCATCATTAGCCAATTTGTTACTCGTTCCATATATTCTTAAAGTGTTGGCATCGCTAGTGACTACTGCGACACTTTCACCTACTACTGTAAATTGTGGCCAAGGGTAACGCTCATGGGCTATACGGGCCGCACGATTTACTAAATCTCTGAGGAAACTCGCATCAGTTGCCTGTAAGGCATCAAGCCCAGCTAATGCACGAAACCTAGATTTTAATTCCGAATAGGTTGCGGTCGCGTAATTTGCCATAATGTAAATCTTTAGTGTTTAACTTTGCACTCGGGGTTGGCTTTTTCGAAGTCCTTAGTGAATCCTTTATCTGCCCAGCACCCTGGGTTTTGTTGCTCATGACGAAGGTAGGTCGTCATATCTGTAACTCGTTTTAAACGAAAGTTGCCCTTGCCCCCCTCGAGGGATTTAGCGGCTTGGCGTACTTGCTCCTGGCGCTTGGCATAGCCTGCTTTCTCTCGAACGGCGGCCTGCTCGTTTGCTTTTCGGAGATAGTACGCAATTTCGTCTTGCGAACTCCTTCCTTTTTTCCCTCCTCGGATGATAATATTAAGACTCATTCTTATAAAAAAAAGGGAGCCGGCCTACCCCTAAGCCGGCCCCCTTGAATACACATGAAACAAACAAACAACTACTAATTGTCTGATATGAATAATTAAATTATGGAACCTAGCGCGCGTGGATTACCAATGCGCAAAGTGGCCATACACTCTGAGAAGGCCCGTTTTCCACCACCGTTGTCGGGCAGTTCCATTACGGAGATACCTTCCAGGAATTTTAAGGATACGGTGTCATCGTCAGGGATGAGATAAGCACGGTCGGTATTGACTACGCCTTCAGCGGTGTCTGTACCGGATGGAGTGCCGTTTACTCGTCCAAGAAATAAATCAGGGATTATATCAATGGTTCCGAAGTCACTCACATAGCTTAAAACACTTCTAATCAAGGACTTACCACTTACATCTTGAGTGAACTGGTAGCTTGGGTTGTTAGTAACAGTCGCACGAGTGTAGTCGGTGATCTTGTTCATCACGGCTGGACCAGCAAACAACTTGAAGTTGCTCTTAGCGCCGGAAGCGGTGTACACAGACTGAAGAAGTCCGCGAAGTGCGTCTTCGGTTAAAGATGCCAAGGATACGCGGGAACCACTTACTGCACGAAACTGTTGCTTTAAAGAAGTGTCAAAGGTGTTACCAGTTGCGGATGGATTTGACCAAGTTCCGAGTCCACATAAAAGAGAACCTACAGAACCTGTGCCTGCAACCTGGTCATTTCCTGAACCGATAGCAGTCTCGATACTTCTTTTCAACTGAATGAGACTTTTCGCCTTGCTGGCATTGAAGAGCGATCCGCCAGGAGCCACTTCGACCATTTCAGCCTGACGGGAGACTGCAAAGTAGTCACGGAAAGTTTGAACACGATTGCCAAGACGAGCGCGGGAATCGATCAAGTTCTGAGCGGTGCTAAGATCAAGATCAACGCCATCGATTACGCCTCCGATCTCAGGATCGGCAAGGGAATCGACTAACCATTCGTTAAGAGTCGCTTTAGGAGCGGCAGATTGGGAGAGAGTTGAGTAAAGAGGAGTTTCGGTAGGCTCGACAGTCTTGAGAAGGTTCTCAAGGTTCTCTCTTGCACCTTTTACTCCATCCACATTATAGGAAGTTGCTAATGCCATTTTAAATAAGAATTTTGAATTTTAAGAATTAAAGTTTAGTCGCTAAGAAATGCGGCTAGATCGTTAGCCGAGAGTGGTCCTTTGCGCCTGATTGCTTCTTTCTGTTTCTGTTTCCGAATATTGGCGTTTTCGATTGGTGGGCTGGCGTTGCCTCCATCCGTTGGTGGTGGAGTCTTTGGCTTGGCGACTGCTTTCTTTTTTGGTGCAGTCTTGGCCGCTTTCTCCGCTTGTAGTGCCTCGATCCCTCTTACAAGGGTGGCGGCTACAAAATCGCCGTTTGGTAGATTGTTTAGGATGTCGCCATACTGGCGCTTTAATCCCCCGAATAATTCTTTCCGAGCCTCTGCCGTTTCATCGTCCTGGTTGAGCCAGGGATGTGTGGCGATAGTGTCCTGTTGCCATTGAGCTTTTTCCCGTAAGTAATTCTGCCGTGCTGGAATTTTTTCAGTAAGGTACTCGTCTGCCTGAGTAAGGATATTGCGGATATCATCATCGCTATATTCCTTGCCATCGACTTCTACGAATGACTTCCCGATATTCTGTAGGGCGAACTTCTTGGCGGCTTGGGCTTCCTTCTGCAACTTTTGCAAGTCTTCAAAGGTCTGAATATTTTCCAATTCAGGTTGGCCGGTTGCCTGCTCAGTAGGTTGGCTGTTGGAT